AACAAACTGAGCAAACCAAATTCCAGTAGCATCACCAACACCAAGATCCCAATAAGTATGAACAGGAAGTTCATTCCTATAATGAACATCCGTAATCCTGTCGGTTTCTTCAGCCAACGAAATGAGATCTCCGTAATATGATCCCTGTATCGGTTCATCAAACGAGCACATAAACTCTTGATTGAAAAGTCTTTCATCACCATATAACCCCTTGTATTCTTTTTTAATTTCTTCTAATTCTTGTTCACTAAATTGTCCTGCATCTCTAGCATTTACATAGCTAACGAACCACCCATTCTTAACTGCCTGCTGATATAAAGTTCTCGCATGGTTGTCACCTCGTGGAGTAAAGTTAAACCACATGAACCCTTTGTTCTCAACAACAATCGGTAATAGATAACCAATAATGTTTGGACTCATAAGTGAATACTCACTAAACACAATCCCTGCTGGGTTAGTTCCAACTATACGGTCAATGTCAGAAGCTCCTATAATCTGAAAGATAGAACCGTTATATAGTTCAATCTTCATCTGCTGTTGGTCAGTTCTCTTTCTAAGCTCTTGTGGTATATGGTCCATAGTCTTAAACCCATAACTGTCTAAGTTATCCCACAAAGCTTTTCGTCCTTGGTTAAACTCAGGGAATACATAATAGTAATTAGCAACTCGTTTAAGCATTTGTAATAGAAGTGCGTTTATCATAGTCTTGTCTTTACCATGTCGCCTTGCCCATACAAGCACTGCTCTATCTACAGGCTTATCTTGAATAGCTAACCAGAACGGTATCTGGTATGTTCTAGGTTCAAAATGGTAGGGTATTGTTAGTTCTTTTGTTTGAGCCATACTTATGTTCCTTTACACAATTTAATATATGAGGGTTATATATTTCCCAGCAAATAGGACACTGCCATCCAATAAATATTTGAGATAGGTAATCCTCCTTGCGTCTAGCATTCTGCATATCTTTCTTTCTAATAATCTCAAAGAAATCGTCCTTACCAAACAAGTCTTTGTTCTCATCATAGTCATCAAAGATTTTCACTAGATAATCCCTCTACATCTAACACAATACTCAGCATAGCTAAGTTTATGCAGACAACACTTCTTCAGCCTTACAAGCTTCAGTTTCATACAGCCCTCCTACAGTTAAACTTACATAAACCTATGGCAGCTCCATGCTCACAAGTCTTAATCTTTTTTCTAGTAAGTACAGTAGTAAGGTCAATAGTTCTCTTAACACCAACGGCTTTGCCGTCCGATATATTTTTTATTGGCGCGTCTTCTATATTTACAACAGTATGTTTTATAACAGGTCTAATAGACTCAGTTGTATCAACACTTTTTGTCCGTAAGGTTTCTTCTTCATGTTTTCCCCCATTAAGATAATATCTAATCCACTCTGCCTTATTTCTAATAGCTTTCCAGCTTGGCATGTCTTCTTTTTTTATATAGACAGTTATTTGTGGCATATACCCAACCCCATTTATAATATACATTATACATTATACATTATACTTAAGCAAGTTGCCCTAACATGAGAGTAAAAAAAATTTTCCCTAATTAAAAACAGTTTTGTTTGTCTGTGTAGAATTGTATTTATCTCTATTTCTAATAATTCATTTACCTTATACCATTGTATATAGCAAGGTTGGTTCGGTTTTATTTTTATTTTTGTTTTAATTATTTTTTATTTAAGTAAAGACAATAACTAAGAGTAGCAAGTAAAGATATAAAGATATTCTTTTATTATATGTATACATTATACAGTATATAAATAACAGTAGTGGCAATAATAAACTGTTATACAATTAATGATCCTATATATATCTATTGTATTTAATATTAATAATTAATAATAGACTGCCTTCACTAGTGAAATAATGGCGCGCGCTTAGATCCTATAGCATATCAATGTAATTATATAAGTTATACACAGGTTAAAGAGTTATTTATATATTATATATAAAATAGCATTGACAATATATATTTAATTTGATATTATTATAATGTAATATTAATTAAAAATAAGGATTAAATATATGAAGATCAATGTAAGAGTAGTAGAAGAAGTAAGTGAAGCAATAGTTTTATATAACCTGTATTCAGGTGGTAGTGAAATAATATTTTATTAAGTAAAGGATTAATTAAGATGAATTTTAATATAATTTATAGCGCATATAATAATAAAACAGATCAAGATCTAAAGAAGAATGTAATGCTAGATCTATTAAGTAAAGAATTAAATAAAAGTGGCATTGATGGTTATAGCATTCAGGATCAAATAGGCTGCTATAAAAATAAGATTGAAATAAGTTATACCTTAAGCATATTTGGTATAACTAAGAGTAAAGCATTTGAAGTGGCAAGCAGTATTAAGGATCTATTCAATCAGGAAGAAGTAGTTATTATACCTGTAAAGAATGAAGCATATTTTATTTAATAAATTAATAAGAAGGAAGAAGAATATGAAGAATTATATAGAAGATATTAAAAATAATACATTAAGAGTAGAAGTATCTTATAGGGGTGGTGGCATTGAAATAGATGTAAGTAAAATTTTAGGTATTAATGGCGCTAAAATGAGTGCGTATCAGAATTATTTGGGTGGTGGTATTTTAGGATCTATTCAATCAGATTATAACTTTACAATTAAGGGTAGTAATAAGGCGCTTAGAAATAAGGTAGAAGCGCTTGAGGATCAATTAAAAGAATATTATTTTAATCTTAGAAATGAAGAATTTGAAGATGAATATAATGAAGATTATGAAGAAATTCAATCAAGAAGCGCAAGCGCTTATTAATAATAATTTAATCAAGAAGGATATAATAAAATGAATAAAGTAATAACAGATCAAATTGAAGTAGAATTGCCATTTCGTGGCTTCTATAATACCTTGCATGAAGGTTGCTTAGATATCGCTACTGAAGCATTGACTGAAGATATGAATGAAGAAGATCAATATGCATTTAATGATCGTATTAAGTGGCAAGAAGTATTTAAAGAATATGCTTTAGAATATGCTAGCAATATATCAGATATGCTTAATATACAGATTGACTTTACAGAAATAACTAGTCCAAAAGAATATAATTTTTATACAGATCGTATATTTGGCATGGCAAGTAAAGTAGATATGCTTAAGATTAAAAATGAAGTAGAAGAAGATCCTGAATGGTCAAATTACATTAAAAATAATTTTACTAGTTATGATGGCTTTTGGTCAAATTACAGTGATAATTGTAAAGATCAAGAATGGTCAAGAAATGATATAGATCCAGTCCAGTGGTCAAGTGTAATTGAATTCTATTTGAAGAGTAAAATAGGATCTGAATTTGAATATCAAGCTACCCCTGAAGATGTATATGAATTGATCTTAAGCAATTCAAGTGAAAAAGGGGGTAATTAAAAAATAATAAATATAAGCAATAGCTTACAGAGTGTATTTTATACAGATTACCCCTGTAATGAAGAAGCAAATTTTAATAATAAGATATTTAATAGAAGGGCGCAAGAATGATTGAAGTAAAAAATAAGCAAGAAGAATTTTTAGATGATTTTAATAATTTATTAAGCCTATATGATGAAGAGTTTTTTAGTCTAGGTAATATTAAAGAAGATTATAAGTATATTACCAGTGTAATAAAGCATCAGGGTTATTGGTCAGGTGTGTACTATAGATTTTACTATGATCAAGATATGAATTATTTAAATGCAAGAAGCAAGTATTAATTAATAATAAAGGATTAAAGAAATGAATTTTAATGAGATATTAAGGCAAGAATTAAAAGTTTTAAATAGTAAAAATTATGAAACAAGAAATAATAGTTGGTTGTGGATCAAAGATTTACATATTAGAGAAATTGAACGGTTATGCCATAATTTATTAAATTACAATAATGAAGATCAAGATGAAATAGATGGCAATCTACATGAAATTGCTGATGGTCTTGTTGATGTATATAATCACGATATAGTGAAATGGTTGGCTCAAGATTATAACAGGGCTTATATCATAGATCAGGCTGTTGAAGAAATGGGGCTTACTGAAGGTGGTATTTTAAGCAATATTCAAACTGGTCAATATTACTACTACAGAAATATGCTGCAAGAAATAGTTGATGCTGTATATGAGAATAGTACAGTGGGGGTCAAATAATATGGCAATCAAATTAGATCAAGAATTAGGCAATTTGGCAATAATGCTTATAGCTGATTACCCCTTATATGCTTCTACCAGTGGCATAACATACGAAGAAGCAATTAAGGTTGCGAAGATATTTTACCCTGATCCTAGTGAATGGGCTGAAATAATTGATCAGGGGCTGTAATATGTTTGTTTTTTGGGCTGGTATTGTAGTCGGCTTAATGCTGGCTGATTACATAAACTTAAGGCTTAACACTATATTTGGTCAAAGAGTGGTTAAAACATCACAAAAGATCGGACTAATGGCATTAGATAAATATAAGTTATTTTACGAAGATATAAGAGAAAGGCGAAGTAAATGAAGACAATAGAAGAAAGAGAGTGGGCAAGGAATTTTAGGGGAACAATTAACGAGTTTATTGAACAAGCGAAATTAAAAGGTTTGAGCAATAAAAGCATACAATATTGGGTTAAATACAACTGGAATTTTAAAGTCAAGGAATTGGAGATCTAAATAATGGTAGAAATAATGAAAAAATACACTGTTTGGGTAGGTGGGGGCGAAGTAAATGATTATTTATTGTCTTTAGATAGTGCTAATAAATTGGCTAATGAATATATTATAGACGGATATGATGATGTAAATATAATTGAAATTAAATAAAGAGGGGGAAATAATGAAGATTAACATAAAGCACGAAGGTGGGACATATACGCTTGATGAAGACTGTGATTTAAGCGAAAAATGGGTTTGGAATTGTTCCCACGAAGATTACGAAGTAGTAAAAGAAGATGGCGATTACTATGTAAATTGCTCTAACGAAAGCTGCGAAGGTATATCAGAACAATTAGAAGTAAAGATTATAGAAGATCACTTAGAAGATAGTGATTACCAATACGAACAGTATAGAGATAGGCAAGACAGAGAGTATTGGGGCTATTAGGTTTCAAAGTCTAGTTTATACCGAGTTGCCCTGATTAGAAACTGCACCTTCAATGTAATCAGTTTTGGGTTGCTCTACTCGGTTAAAAATAATATTGACAGGGGCATTAGAATTATTGTCCTTGTCATTATTTTTTGGTTTTCCGTAGGCTGTTTCAATTAAGGTTTTACCTGCTTGAACTCTGGCTATTTCGTTGATACCTGTTCTGGCTATGTTATCTAAAACATCTAACCCTGTTTCTCCATACTTTTCTATCTTCTTCTTAAGTCGGCTCATAGAAACTTTAGCACTCTTCTCAGCATAACCTGCTATTAACCCTGCTTCCTTATAAGTTTTAACTTTAGGATCTTTCAAGGCTTGTATTGCTTTCTCTTGTCTAAGTGTAGTCATTACCTGTATTTTATCATAAAAGTATAACTATTCAATGCCAGTGATGATTATTAAATATTTATATTATTATAATTAAATATATTATATAATATTATTTATATAAGTAAAGTTAGGTTATTCTAGTGCGTAATGTTAGACAGGTGGGTAGAGTTTATTTAATAAGAACAAAAATAAATTATAAAAGATCTAGAGCATAGGAAATATTGGGTAGACTTATTACCCTTGACACTTCCCTTATGCCCTTAGGCTATTCCAGCGCTATAAAGTCAGCGTAGGTTTAGGCTTACTCAGTATTAACGCATCTGAGTTTTAAAGAGTTGCGTATTATTAAAATACATCTAACTTAAAATTATGTCAACTATCTTGTTTAACTAATAAAACTTATGATAAAAGTATATTGACAATATAAATAAAGTTTGATACACTGAATTCAGGTTAAAGACTAGATGGGTAAGGTCTTTCCTAACGAAGTATATGTATTCGTTTTGGTAATGGGGGCTCGCCTTAGTAGCCCCTTACTCAACTAACAATAATAAATTAAACGATTGGGGGATTTATGATCGTGGTGGCAGGATTACTTTGCTTATATCTACTTTGGGTAGAATATAGGCTAGTCAGGCTAATTGGTTTCTTCAGGGAAATCACTAGCATAAATGTAGAGTTAGAAATAAAAAAACTAACTGAACAATTAACTAAAGAAAAGAAAGGCAAGAAATGAGCAATCAGGTAAATGACGCTATCTTTGATAGATTAGCAGATGAATACTCTGACTTATTAAGTGTTAAGGAAATTCCTGAAACTTTTAAGAAGCAGATATACACTTACTTGGCTCAGGGCGATCTAGAAAGTGCTGAAGAAGCATTTGCTGGTGTAGCCAAGTTTGTAAGGAGAGCAAGATAATGGATTTAACTAAAATAACAGAAGATTGGATTAAGCAATATACCGAGAGTATGTTTGTTCCTAGACAGGTAGAACCAGTTCCACCTAAAAAGATTAAAAGAATTGAAGTAATATACGAGGAAAGCAAATGACTTTTACCGAATATCTATTAGACAAAAAGCCAGTAGATGACTACATCTTACTGCTATTATCTTTAGATTTACCACTAGCAGACGGAAAGACTAGACTAGGCAATTACGAAGTTGCTGACATCTTAGGCATATCTCATCAGACAGTATATAACTGTGTGGCTAGAAACGCTGACTTAGTAGAAAGGTTTGTTAATGGAAAATCTGTATGAAACAGGTGTTAGAACACTTATAGACGAATACCTACAAAAGAAGAGCGAAGAAGTTAGGGATTATGGCATATACTGGTCTGCCAGTAGTGCTGGTCAATGTAAAAGACTTATAGTCTTCAAGCGACTTGGACTTCCTAAAGTGCCAGAGATTGTAGAAGACAGTGCTAGATCTACCAGAGTGTTTGAAGCTGGGCATATCTTTCACGAGTGGGTGCAACGCATTACTAAGAACGCTGGTATATCTATATCTAGCGAACAAGAACTATTAGAACCTAAGTATTTCATTAAGGGTCATTATGACGATTTACTAGACATAAATGGTAGAAAAGTATTGTATGACTATAAGACTGCTAACTCTAAGGCATTTAACTATGACTTCGGACTAAGCGACTTACACCGAATGCAACTTGGAACATATATGTTAATGCTGCGAAAAGAACACCCAGACTTAACTGAAGCACGAATACTTCAGATTGAGAAAGATACTCTCCGTATGAGAGAGCACGATCTTAACTATGACGCTAATCTGCGAGATGATGTCGTTGGTTTTTGGAAAGCTTTAAATGAAAAATGGAATGAATACTTAGAGTTTGGAACACTACCAGACTGCACCTGTCATCTAATTGACAATGGCTGGATGGCTAAGCGAACCAAAGCAGGTAAAGTCTATAACGACTTCTACTTCAATGGCGAACCTTGCTCTATGGAGTGGTATTTAATAAACAAGGAGAACTTAAATGTTAAGCAATAAGCGACTAATAAAAGACTTGAACAATGTGATGGACAATATGGTTGATCTATTTGATGAACTAGATGTCCGAGTAAATGATTTGAACAACGCATTAAATGATTTATTCACTTACCTAGAAGTATCTAGGATTGATGTGGATGACCACACAGGTATTGGTAAAGTAGTTAGCATTAGAAAGAAAGGAAAGAAGAAATAATGGACAAGCAGTATGAAAAAGTGACTGAGATACTTAATGACGCTCAGCCAGTTAAAGAAGGTCAATATACTGACAAGAAGACAGGTCAAGCTAAGACTTGGCAGAAGTTTAAGGTATTAACCGATAGTGGAAGCACTTACTTCCCATTCGGACCAGTAGAAGTAGGCGATACCCTAGAAATCTATGAAACAGATAACTATGGTCTGCAATCTAAAGTAGTTAAGAAAGACAAGTTCGGAGCAAT